AGTATTATTTATCCTATCCTAGATCAGATGAATTCAAAGTAGGTATATCTAAATGAAGCATCAACGCTCACGTATTCAACATCGGTAGTCTGAGTATGAAATTCAATGGCACCGATGCTTGTGGGAAATGCATCAACATAACGAATACGCTTGTTTGGGTTATTGCTTGATGTAAGGATATGGAGAATCATATCGGCAGACTTCCGTTTGCTCTCTTCGGCATTGTTACGAATCCAATTGTACAGTTCAAGGTAATTTTCCATGTTCTCAGAGACAATGAAACGCATATCAAATGATGCGTAGTCCAAACGGTCTCCTGGAGTGTACATCTGTTGATTGCGGAAGGGAGTTGATACCTCGCCGAGGCTGAGAGCCGGAATGGATGTAACCGTGCAAAAATACTCAAGGTTTGCAAATTCATTTGCATTGATGCTTACCTTAAACCCTGTTGGTGAAAGGTAGTTTTTGTTCTGAGTAAGGTTATTCATACAAGTATTTATAAACTAAAAAGGGGAGCCCTTTCGGACTCCCCTCTTTAAAAACCGGTATCAATCAAGATACCGAGACTGATTAGCCATTGTCAAGGAGACCAGAGACACCGAAGATACGGAAGTATCTGTTGGCGCGATTGGTTCCGGTGCCGTTGCTGATGTCGGAGACATTAGTTTCAGCGAATGGATTTGCGACCATGCCGTAACGGGTTTTGAATCCGATACGTGGTTGGAAGTCAGATTGACCGACTGCACGTACCATGGTGAGTGGAACGTATGGTGCGTAGAACATACCTGCGTCATACGGATTGGTACCACGGTAACCGCTGGTGACGTAGTCAACAGTGGCATATGGATCAATGTAGACCTTGGTACGACCGTTGAGAACGCCAGCAAAGGTATTGCCGGTATCGTCAACTTCGAGGCTGGTGCTGAGTGCTGGAGCGTAGTCGAGTACGCCTGCAGCTGCGAGTGCGGTAGCAACATCCGAAGAGCAGAGGATGAAGTTACCCTTGCCACGACGTGTTTCTTTTGCGATAACATTCGCTTCGCGTTCGATTTGAACAAGAAGACCCTTGAAGCGTTCAACGTTCCAACGACCATCAGAGTCGGTGAGGAGGTTGAAGTTACCCTTTGTGGCAACGTTTGCTTGTTGTGCACCGAGCTTGGCTTTTACATTGATCGTGCGGATAACTTCGCGGTTGATTTCCGCGAGGATTTCAGCAGAGAGGATGTTAGCGAGCTCAGATTCTGCATCAAGACCGTGGACGGCCTTGAGGTCTTGAGCAAGTTCCATGGTGTATTCAGCCTTCAGAGCGCGGGTCTTAGCGGTAACGGTTTGTTTCTCGATTGAGAAAGCCATTTCGCCGAATGAACCTGCACCGGAAGAACCTGAACCGAGACCTTCAGCAGTGCTGGTGGCCATACCGGTACCAACTGAAAAGGTATCGGAAACGGTATCGGTATCGCTGTCTGCACCTGTTCCACCTTTAGCAGATGGGAGAGATGAAGAATCGCCGCCGCTGGTGCCGGTGCCAGCAAATGCTGAATCGGCTTCGTTGAAGAGAGCTTCAGTTCCACCTTGTGAGGTGTACTTGCTCTTCATAGCGAAGATCAGGCCGGTTGGTCCGCTCATTGGTTGAACGCCAGCGATGTCGTAGGCGATCAGATTTGGCATGCTACGACGAACAAGGCTAATGAGGATTGGATCCCAGTTAGCGATGTTGCCTGTGCCACCGGTGGTAGCATTAGCAGCGGTCTCATTGAGACCTTGGAAAGACGACTGAGCGCGTTCTTCACGGAGTGCTTTTTCTTGATTTTCAAGAATGCACGCTGTAACTGAACGGCGGTAGTTATCTTTGATTGATGGGAGATCCTTATGGTTGATGATAGGATTCCACTTTTCTTGGAGTTTTTCTGAGTTGAACATGTGAGTTAAGTCCTTTAGTTAGGAGTTAAATTGTTTATGACTTGAGTGTGCGGGTAATTGCTGAAGAATATGCTGCCATTACGGGAGTCAGTTCAGTTTCCTGTTCTGATTCATTGAGTACGGCGGTTTCTACTTCATTTTCTTTGGACTTCTTAACAATCTTGCGGAAGTAAGATTCTTTGACGGACTGAACCTTTTTTGTGAAAGATTCGGCGTCTTCAAAATCAATACCTTCTGACAGACTGGTGAGCTTGACTGCTTCTGTTGAAGCAAGACCGACTGAAGCCTCAGCAAGGATCTGGTTGCGCTTGAGGGCGTTTACAGACTCATTGAGTTTCATGTTGGATTCGGTTGCCTTCATCAGCTGTTCTTCAAGGGAAGCAACATTCTTATTGAGTGTATCAACAAGATTTTCCTTGCCTTCTGGAACTTCGATGTAGCTTTCAGTAAACACATTCTTCAATGCGTTAATGAAATTTTCGGCGATTTCGGTGCGTAGACCAGATTCGATTGCAACTTTGTTCTCTTCCATCCAGGTACCTACGACATAGCTAAGATAGCTGTCGACCTTTTCTGAGAGCGAAGAAGCAATTTTAGTTGTTTCTTCATCCAGTTGGGAGCGGTAATTTTCCTCAATGCGGGAGACTTCTTCTGCAAGTTTGGCCTTAACGGTTGATTCAAACAGCTGAGATGCCTTAGAACGGAAAGATTCGGAAAGAGAGGTTTCGGCCTGTAAGAGGACATCAAGGTTTTCCTTAACGTCATCTTTTTCTTTCTTGTCTTTTTCTTCTTCGTCATCGGCAGATTTCTCTGCTTCTGGTTGCTGTTCGTCTTCACCTTTTTCGTCGGCTTTTTCAGCTTCTGAATCGTCTTCGGAACCTGCCTTTGGTTCTTCAGCCTTTGGCGTCTCTTGTGGAGTCGTTAGAGTGCTGTAAACATTGGCAAGATCCTCAGTCTTCATTGTCGACATATGTTGGTACATTGCGTTGATGAGCCCAGCTTTGGTCTGTGGAGCCTGTGCAACTGGAGCAGCAGCAATAGCTGCGTCGGTAGCTGCAACGGACTTTTGAACCTCTGGTGCAAGTGCTGGAGACTCTGGTTTTCCCAGAGAATGTGGCGCAACCGCCACTGGAGCAGCACTTACTGCGGACGCAACTGCATCGGCGGCTGGTTTTACAGCATCCGCGGCAGGCGCATCGGTCGGTACAGCATTTGCTACTGGAGCATCAGCAGTACCTTCTTCGTCATCAAGCTTCTTCTTGCCTTGTTCCTCGCCAGAAACTTCAACATCTTCAACGAGTCCATCAGCAAGTAGTTCCTCAACAGTGATGTCTTCAATGAGATCGACTTGACCTTTTGATGTGTGTGACATATTTGTTTTAGATTTAGCCTACTATAATAGTATAGTGGTTAAAGTTTAGAGAGGATATCAAGCGAGAATTGCTTGTGATCAGTCTCTGTTAATTCACGAATCACCTTGGATGTATTCACGTTACCATAATTAGCATCTTCAGTTTTACCCATAATAGAAAGTCTTGAGCAATTATTTAAGAACAATTGCATCGAGAAAGTTTTTGAACACCCGTACCTGAGCTTCAATAAGCTGTTTGGACGGTGTACGGTTGATTTCTTTTTGAATCTTCTCGGCAATGATTTCATTACCGCGAACAAAGTATTCAACGCCTTCCATGATACCATTCACGAAGGCTTCTGGAGCAGAAGGATCCTGAACAATATCAATGGTGGAAAGTACAAAGTCGGATTTGACCGACATAATGTTGCCGTTGCGTTCCAGTGAACCCATACCGCGGCTCGAAACGCCAAGACGAACTCCGCCTTCAACAAGACCTTTTACGATATTGCCCATCGGAGTATTGAGGATGAGTGCCTTACCCATTACATTATGTCCGTCCCATTTAAGAGAGGTAATTCGATGTGAGACCTTATCAAGGTTTACGGTAGGACCATCTGGGTGATTCAGTTCACCAACTGCACGACCGGTCGTAACTTGCTCATTCACGTATTTTGCAACTGCTGGAGAAAGAACATTGTAGCGATAGATACGACCGTTGCGGTTTGCCTTTTCGGCTTGCATAAAGACGCCTTCGACGTAGGTTTTCTTTTCTGCACCGACGCCTTCGGTAATATAACCGATGTCACTATCGAGATGTTCTGTGATCAACTTCATTATTTTACCTCTGTTTTCTTGTTGTAAAGTTCCGAAGCCAAAGATGCTTTGCGTTCATCAAGAACGGCATTAATCTTGGATGTCATTACGCGAGTAAAGTTCTCATTGGCTTCCGAGGCTTTCCCGGACGCCAATGCTTTAATCATTGTGGTAATGTCATTATTCATTATGAAGCTATTTATATGTTTTTGTATTTAAACATTACTTACTCGGAGGCATTTCAGGTGCCGGATTTGCCATACCTTCAATTTCTGCCATTCTTTGTTCTTCAGCCGCCTGAGCAGAACCATCCTCATTCATTTCTGCATCCATCGTCTCAATGTCTTCGTCGGTCTGCTGAAGAATGTTACGGCGGACCCATGTGTCGGAGAAGTATTTGCCGATAAATGGTTGTGCAGCATTCAGAAGTTCAATACGATTTGTAAGGATTTCAGCTTCTTTTAGCTCGGTAAAGTAATTATCCTGACGGAAGTCAACCGTCATGTCCTCACGAATCTGCGGCCAATCCTCTTCGGTAATGATACCCTTGAGCATCAATTGAGTCTGAAGTAGATCAAAGAACATGATTGAGAACTTCTTGCGGAGACGGTCGACAAACTTTTGGAACTTGACCTCATCACGTGAAATCTCTGTGGTTCTACCAAGGCTGAATGGAGTTTCTGGCTCCATACGAGTGATTGGTACATTCAAGCAACGATAAAGTTTCTTTTGGAAGAACAGGATGTCGTCAATCTGACTTAGGTTCTCTCCGCCCGGAAGCGTAGAGATTTCTGTACCACGACCACCCTCGCGGCGCGGAAGCCAGAAGTCTTCAAGCATTGACATATGCTTACGGTCATCGCGAATTTCACCAGTCTGAGCATCATATACCAGCTTATTGCGGTACTGATTCATGATGGTGCGCATATATTCTTCCGCCTTACCCTTTGGAAGATTGCCCACATCAATGTAGAAAATACGGCGTTCCGGAGCACGTGCAAGACGATAGATGACCAATGAGTCTTCCATCATGCGCAGTTGATTCACGGGCTTGATTGCCTTATGGAGCGGAGACAGAACACGCTTACGGGTAGCATCAAGAATACCGGATGGCACATAACAGATTGCATCCTTATTAATCTTGAGCCCAATGTCCGACTTCTGAAGACCGCCATCCTGGTAGAGGTAATACTCATCAAGATTCTTAATGATTTTGGCACCCGTCTTTGGGTCCATTTCTTCTTTAATTTCACGGACCTTACGGATACGAAGTGCATCAACCGCCCGCAGTTCTTGAATACCCGCGTCGGGTTGGTTTTCATCAATGATCATATGATAGAACAAACGTCCATCAATGTACCATCTACGGAATATGTCCTGACCATTATTACTGAAATTGAGTAATTTACAGAGGTGATCAAACTCCCCACGAATTAGTTTCTTAATTGAAGCCGGCTGTTCCAGACGGTCCAAGTTAAGGTGTGCCGGAACATCGTCATGGTCTCCGACAATAGCTTCATTGACAATATCATCGATTGCCTGGTCGCACTCGGGCTGTTCAGCTGCAATACGATACTTGCGGATTAAATCAACATCCGTCTTTGCTGCATCTCCATCAAGGTCGAGATACTGACCATAGTAACCTCCGGCGGCAATCGCAGTGGAACCGTCCTCCGAGCTTGCGGGCACAAAAGAAACTGGTTGTTCTGCAATCTTCTTGCGTTTCTCAGCATCGCTGAGTTTTTCAAATTTCCATCCGAAAAATTCCATATTATATGTTGGGTTGAATAAAACAGGGGAGGGAATGACTCCTCCCCTGTTGTTTATTTATCCAAATAATTAGACTGTTGATTGAGCAGATTCCCAATAGAGCATCTGGAGCTCTACGCCGAATTCTTCAATTGTATTTTCCGAGTCATAGCTCAGATCGATTGCAGATACGGTTGTTGGGAAAACACCACGGAGGTCGTAACGCTTTGTTACTTCACCCGCTTTGTTGAGTTGTTCAACCGCCATATCTACGGTGTAGTCGGCTGGATTTGAACGACCGGTGTTCAGTGCATTACCATTGATACCGGACATCCAACGCTCAAAAGAGTTACGGATTTCCATGTTGGTATCATTGATGACGGTAATACCCCACGCTTCGAATACGCGGTCGCCTGCAATTTGCATTTGGCGTCCACGAAATGGAATAGTGATTGGGTTGATGATTGATGAAGGAAGCTGAGCCGCCTTGATCATGAATGCCGAAAGCTCTACGTTTCCGGCAGCATAAGCAGGGAAGTTGCAGGTAACCTTGAAAAGATTATTGCGGGCTCCACCACCTACTAGTTTTGACTTAAAGTCATTAATTCCTAGAATAGCCATGTGTTTATTCTCCTTTAATTAAATGTTAAGATTATTTACCAACCAGCTCAGAGAACTGAACACCAGAGC